TAACACTAATCCCATACCCGCTGTCCTTGAGATCCGTTAAGATTTGGAGCGCAGCTTCGTTCAACGTTTTCGTATCGCGGGTGACCTGTGCATCCGCAGAAACGCCTTGCCAAGCCAGATTCTGATCTGACGTGACAGCGTCGATCAATGCATAGAACTGAGTAGCTCTATACTGGTACGCTTTATTCCTAAACTCAATGGCGGTGTCTTCGATCTGCCAATATTGCTTATCGTCAAACCAAATTCTGTCCCAGTTCAAGCCACCACCGTAGCGGTCGAACGAAACGGAAACCTTCGCACCTTCCATCTTGTAGATTTTAACTTTGTCGCCGATGGGAATCTTGGCGAACGTTAAGCCTGAAGAGACGTCGAGAATATCGAACCCACTTTGATTCGTCCCCGTGAAATCACGGATATCAAAAATGGATTCAAACCCGATGTCCCAATTCGGCGTTGCGTGAAACTTCTCGAGAACTTGCAGGATCTCGTCGGGGAAATCCCCTTTTGTGGTGAACTGCTGTAACGCAGCTCTGATTCTTGGATCATGCTCGGGCATCCTCATGAAATGCTGGAATGCTCCGGCTAATTTCTTTACATGCTCGGCATTGGTAAGATTGACCTTTGACCAATCTTTAATTATTCTACCCTTCATGGTTTACCTCCAGTTAAAGTGACGATAAAAGTTTATCCGTTGCGAAACTCCTCGCAGAAGTAATCCCCGCAGCCTAAACTACTATGCAGGTAAGTTACCCTGTAATTCAATTTCCAACGTGGTATCGCCAGTCAAGCCAACCGCAAGGGCACGACCACAGAGGGTGGTAGCTGATGTTTCTGAATCAACGGCTGCTGCGGTCGCGTCAAAATAAACCTTCGCGCCGATAACAAAAGTACAACCTGTTGATTTTGGAACAATGATCTTCTCACACTGATAAATATGAACTGCTTCTAAACCTACTGTCTTCGTCTCCACTATAACCCCGACGAGTTCACCGATCTTGACCATCTGTCCGGCGGTGTAACCTGCTGTCGGAGTTGTAACTTTAACGGATTTGAAATTAGGACTTCGTAATTTTAAATCTGTTGCGCTCATTGCAAACCTCCATTTAAATTTAACATTTAGTTTTTATCCTACCTCAACTCCGAGGTCGAGTAACTCCGCTTACAACTTGGGTGCGGGAATGAAGTCGTTGTTCTTTGGGGACTCGAGGCTGCTCTTTTCCTCGTCGTCTCCACCTTTGGTATCTTCCGTCCCATCAGCATTGGGAGTTCCAGTACCCTTGGGCTTCGTATCATCAGTTGCTTTCTCCGTCGTGACCTTCGCTTCGAATCCGTGAGTCTTACCTAACTCCACGTAATCCTTAGCTTGTCCGTCGACGAAATCACCGATATCTTTTTTAAGCTCGTCACCTGTCTTGGCTGACTTGAAAACTCCAATATTCTTTTCGAGATAACTTTTGAACTTCGGATCTAGCTTCCTCTCGGTAGCGACTGCACTAATCAATTCTCTCGAAGAGCCTGCATTCGCTTTCTCTGACAGAATAACGTTATCAGCTTCGAGCTTGGTGTACTTACCCTGGAGCTGTGCGTTCTCTTCACGAGCCTCGCCGAGCTTCTTCTCGATACGCTTCGCCCACTCGTATTCAGTTTGCTTAGACTTCTTGACTGGCTCTAACGCGAGAACCTCTTCCTCGCCGAAGATATCCAGTATTTTCATTCCTAACTTCGTGATTGCTTCCTTTACCTGCTCTTTGGTAATATCCATTTGCTGCACCCTCCCGTATTTCTGGGTAAACATCTGCAATGCCGCTTGCAATGTAGCCCCTGGCATGCCTGGAGTATCCATTCCATGGTTGCTCAAAGCAACGCCAGTAATTTGTGAAAGATTAACTACGCCCATGGTACCATCGTCACTTTCTTCGGCTTCGAAATCTCCTTCGATAGAAGCGATGTCCAGGTCGTACTTCCTGAATTCAGGTTTTATGTAAACCGCAGCGAGCGTATGCAACGCGCCTTGGATTGTTTTCATGGTCTTCCCCACAACCTCGCCTATAGCCTCTCTATTTAAGTGTGAATTGGTGTCAGGTGCATGGCGATTGAAGATAGGAAGACCAAACTTTACATTGTTAAACATCTGAACGATTATATCTTTTGCGTAATGCAGCACACGCATTCCCATGCCGAGAATGTTCGCATTCGCTTCACCTTCGTGCCCCAAGGAGAACACCCGAAATTCTGGATGAGAGTCATTGGCGCGGATTCTTGACACTGTCTCCGACGGTATCATGCTTAAGACTTCCGTCTCTGCCATCTGTTGCAGCGTACACTTGATATGGACTTTTTCACGCATTTCAATTCCTCCTCGGTATTACGACCGCTTCCTTAATAGGTTGTCTGTGCTCACATGCCCCGCATTCGATTACCGAAGGACCAAGGGGCGGAGTTATCACGTCGACGTTCGTACTCAAACAATGCTTACACAAAACGGATTTACCTCCAGCCAAATAAGTTAACGAATTAATCTCCGCTCGGACCTGATGGTTCATCATCGTCATCTCCGTCACTTAGTTTAATCGAATCAAGCATCGCCTTCGCTTCCTTCTCTGCTGCTGCTTTGATTCGCTCAGGGTCAGCGTTCGGCACCATCGACAACATGTAATCCAGATCAACGACGTTCGCCTGGAACAACGGTAGCCAAACCTCAGACAACGCCTTGAGTTTCTCGGCGGTGATTTGAGGAATGTCACAGGAGATAACGTCCACGATAAACGTGTCACCCTTCTGTTGGGCGTTCATCATCTCCATCGCCTTACGGAATATCTCTTCGTAAGTTCCTATCCAGGTCTTCTTCTCTCTGTTCGTCGAAGCGATAATCATTTCGAACATGTCCGTCGAGGTGGAGCGATTCGACATCAAATCCGGTAGCCCGAGAAAGTGAACAGGAATTCCGGTTACGCCAGAAATCGTTTTGACAAGAGAGACAATCTCCTTAATCAAACTATCTGCGCCGTTAGCGTCGGCACTCACCATAGCGAATCTTGCCTTCGAGGTAACGATGAACTTACCAATCTTCCAGTTCACTTCTTTAATCTTGTCGTACAACGCCTTTGCCGACGCTGTGTCGTCACAATCGAAGTGCGGAGTGGGTGAAGCGAACAACTCGTTAATCTTCCGCAGGTCAACCAAAGCTTTGTCGAGGGCTTCTATCTTCCTCAGTATAGTAGCGGTCTTAGGCATAAGCTCGTTCACTTTGTCCACGCGCCCCGCGAACTTCTTATAAACAAACTCCTTAGCGTCGAGCTTGACTTCTTCTTGATCCGATCGCTTGTACTCGACCCTCTCATAGGTCATGTAGTCTTCGGCGTTCGTAATAACTTTATAGTGGTTGGTATTGTAGGAGAGGAAACGCAGATCGATGTTCTTGGCGTCCTCATTGTAAATCAACTTAAAGAGAATGCGTCCTTCAATCTCTGCTTCCTTTGCGAACTCTTGTACTGCTTCCTCGTCGAGATTGTTGTGCTCGATAAACGCTGCGATAAAGTTCTGTTCCTTCGTGTGAGTTCCTGCCGACGACAACAACGCCTTCTTCGTCTTAGGATCAATCTCCACAACTTGAATCCCATCACCAATTGTGAACGCCGAGCGAACATCAACAATCGTTCGAGCCTGGTCACAACCCCAGTCGGCGGTACCTTCGTACTTTCTCGAAAGCTCGGCGATAGCTACTGAAGGAACTTTGTAAGGATTCCCTGTGGTGCTGTCGGCGGTACTGTCAATCTGCTGAGACCAGAATAGCTCCCAGTTCAAAACAGTCTGTTGCAGTTGACCAAACCTCTTAACTAATTCTTTATTCGGTTGGAACAATTCTTTTATTCCCATGAGTTATCCTCTCCTTGCAAAGACATCGAATTCTGCTGTCGAGGTGAGCAGCGTCGCCCCACCAGTCGCAGCACTAATAGCGAAACCCAAAGCATCCACATCGTCGTCGACGTCTGAACCCTTACCATCAAAGTTAACTAAATGATCGACGAGCGCAGCGACACGAGGATTGCCTAACTTAAACTTGAGAGTCCCATTCTCAACGAGGTGCGCGAAACCAGAAGCGCGCACTACTTTATCCGTCGAGGTGTGGATAGCTGAAACAGGAGGAAGTGTTCCAATCTTGGGATCTCGTCCGACTTCATCAATTCGTTGCTTAATAGCTTCGCCTGCATTGTTCGATTCAAGACTTATTAAACCGTACTTCTTCGCTCCGTGTTGAGCGTTAACGTGTTTAGCAAATCCATAGACACTGACCTTGTCCAAGAAAACGTCGTCGACATAAAGATAACCTTCCCAGTCTTTTATTACATCGACCAGCGAACTATTATCAGCGAGCGTATTCTTCGACGTGGCTGTGTCAACACCTCCGAATCGTTCATTCTCAATGGGAAACGACCTGTACCATTGGAACCATTCTCGTCGGAATAGACGTGACTCAGGGTCTTGAGGCTTTCCCTGGAAGAGAGCGTACCAGATCCTCGAACCCACTTTCTTTTTAATACTCTTCAACGCCTCGAGGTTATACCGTCCACCCCAAAGCGCAGTACCTGGCTCTCGTCCTATAGCGTCATCCTTCTCGGCGACAGCAGACAAATTAATAATCGTCCACTCGTCGAGTTCTCCATCTTCTCTCGCTTGTGTCAGAATCTTACCTGCAAGGTCTTGTTGGTGCCACCGCGTCATCATGAGAACGAGTCGTGCTTGTGGCTCAAGCCTAGTGAGCACAACCGAACGATACCAGTCCCAGTGCTTCTCACGGATAACCTCGGAGTCGGCTTCTTCCTTATTCTTAATGGGGTCGTCGATAATAAACAAATTCGCACCGTAGCCTGTTGTCGCACCACCACATCCCGCTGCCATGAACCCGCCCTTGTGCCCTGCGATGTCCCAATCGTTGACTGAGCGTGCATCGTGGGCGGTGTGGATATTGAACATGGTACGATAGCGTCGAGACTCGATCAAATCACGAGATGCTCTGGAGAAAGACTTTGCGAGAATGAAACCATAGCTTGTGAGGATGACATTGTCGTCGGGGTGTTTACCAAGATAGTAGGCGGGGAACTTGCGTGACACTGTTTCGGATTTACCATGTCGAGGAGGCATGAAGACCATCAAACGTTTAATCTCTCCTCGCTCGACCTTGTCAAGTGCGTCGCACAAAACCTGAAGGTGTTTGGGCACCATGTAATCCGGATCAACATAGGGACAGAACCTGCTCATGCTCTTCGCTGCTTTTGCTGCAAGTGCTTGAACGATTCGTTCTTTCTTATCCCTTGAGACTTTCTCTAATAATGGTGTCAAGCTCTTCGTCCTTTAGATTGTTGAGTTCATTTGGATTGATGTCGCTGTTTCCGAGATTGACTTCCCTGGGGAGTAATCGAACTATCCAACCGTAAAACGCTTTCTGATTATCGCTGCTCTTCTTCGCCCACAGGTGCATTCCATTAACACCGTCGAGCAAAACGAAAACATCGAGAAATGCTTGCTTCAGCGACGTGAACTTGTTCTTCGAACCTACTGGACGTCCATGTCCTTTCGCTGTTTGATTACCCTTCGCAAACAAGTTTCCTCGACGCTGTTTAGGCTTTATTACACGTCGTTTCGGTTTGATTTTCGTTTGTTTTACCTTCAAAGATATCTTCTTCTTCTGCATACCCTAAGTATAAAGCAATTCAATGAATATTACCCGGTCTAAATTAATACTAATATTCTGAAGGAAATTCACGTCGTTGCTTAATTGCAAAAAGAGTCCCCGCATAGCTTAACAGCGTCGGGTGAGCGACCAGCGCATGACAAATCAACCCCCCTAGTGTAGTCTATCTTTATAATCACTTAATTAAATTAAATATAGAAACATTTAGTTAATAATGACAGTACACCATGGGGGGGGCGATTTGCCCAGTGCTGCTGTTGACTTTCTGTTTACTCCTGTTCCTCCATTGAGTTACGCTCTTTTTTTAAATGCGGAGGCACCTTTTTACACTTTTTGGGAGGAATTAACCCCTTTTCGCCCACAGCCCCTTGAAAACAACCTTTCTCCGACGCTGCCCCTCTTTAAAATAGGTAAAATAAATCAACTAATCTGCTCAAAGTCCATCATAATAGTGGTAGATTAAAGAGAGAACCAACAACCAACAGGAGCGTGCAATAACAAAAAGATTCAACAACTCGGAACACCGCGACAAAATTCTAGACCGCATTCGTAAAATCCTAGCACAAGCCAACGGAACAAAATACCAAGCCGAAGCAGAGACCGCCATGAAGATGGCGCAAGGTTACATGAAGAGCTACGGCTTATCAATGTCTGAAATTGAACTCAAAGAATCCTTGGAAGAAGAAATTGTGCAGCAAGGAGTTGAGCGCAATGTTGCAAATCAAGAAGCGTGGGAGATGGAAGTTTGTCGCGCTCTTGGAATTGTTTTTGACTGTCGAATTATTAAAATCCGCACCAAACAATATCGTGGTTGGAAAATTGCGTTCATCGGTTTTAAGCAAGATGTCGAAATGGCGCAGATGGTTTTCCAATGCGTTATTATTTCTGCAAGAGCAAACGCCACGACTCTCTACTCTGGCGACATGTCCCGCATTCGTTCATTCTTGTTGGGTGTTGGCGAAGGTCTTGTTCTTCGCGCGCGCAAGGAA